GCAGTTAATGCATCTTGATTCCCGTTCACGTTCTGGGGCGGCCAATGCAACGCCTATTGGAGCACCAGCTTCAAGAATAAGAGCAGAAGCAAAAAAAGATTATGCTTCGGCGCTCGCAAGTCAAGAAGCAATTAATGCGAAAGAAAAAGAAAACGCTCAAATTAAATATGCCAATATTCAAGCTCAGCAAGAGCTGAACGTTTTGATTCGTGAATATACGACATCTATTGTTCCTATTGAACAGCAGCGCCTCGAAAACACACTGCTTCAAAATCGCATTGACTTAATGACATCTGGTCTTTTTGGTGAAGCGCTGGATACGGAGCAGAAAATTAGCGAAACGCGAGAAAAAGCTACGCTTGGCGTGCAAATGGCTAACGACGCGATTGCCGCAAATAACAAGCTGGTTAAAGATGGCCTTTTGACTCAAGAACAGGCAGATAGGTTAAACGCTTCTAATGTAGAAAAAATTAAGCAACTTACGGAAGGGTTGCAAAACTACATTCCATTGTTAAGGGAACGATTGAAGCTTGAGCAATCAAGCGCAGAAGCATCGCTAATGGGGCAGATAAGGCAAGAGTCTCCGCTCGGAGGGATGGGGTTATCTGCTGGTTTTATTGGGCCAGCGGCAGATAAATACGTAGAAGCAATTGGACGTGGCTCGACCGAAGAAGAAGCGTCTCGCTTCGCTGAATTGCAAAATCAGCTTACGCTTCTTGAAACCAGAAATGAGGCAATTAAGCAATCCATTTATGGCATCGGTGATGCATTTGGCGAGGCAATGACAACTGGCGTGGCAGGACTAATCTCTGGTACTGCCACTGCTAAAGAAGTGTTTGCCAGCTTCTTGCAAAGCGTTGGTCAAGCGCTTTCTCAAGCTGCTTCGCAAATGATTGCCACTTATATCGCCATTGGCATTGCAAAAATGTTTGCAGGATTAAATGGAGGAGGAAGTTCCGGCAATGATCTGTTAAAGGGCGTTGGTGGTGCTGATTGGAACAAATATACAGACGCGGCTGGAACCATGGCTCCAAATTTTGCAGGTTTTGCAAATGGTGGCATTGCACCCGGAGGTTTCCGTGCCTTCGCTAACGGCGGCGTTGTCTCTGGTCCCACTCTTGGCCTTGTAGGCGAAGGGCGTTACAACGAAGCTATTGTTCCTCTCCCAGATGGCAAGAGCATTCCCGTGCAGCTTGGCGGCAAGTCTGCCCGTGATCTAATGGGAGGAAACGCTCCTGGCATGCCCGCTCAAATGGCGCTCAATATGAAATTTGAGACCACCAAGATTAATGGCGTAGAGTATGTAAGCAGGGAGCAATTGGAAATGGCAATGGCCGAAACACGCCGTGCATCTATTGCAGGTGGCGCCGCCAGAGGTATGAGCATGACCTTAGATAAGATACAACAAAGCCCCTCCACTCGCTCTCGCATTGGTATGCGCTAATGGCCAATTTTCCTTCTATTAGACCAGCCAGGCGCTCTTACGCGCCAGGGCAATTTCCCACGAAAATTTATCGGGGACTTTCTGGCGCTACTGTAAAACGCATTTTCGGCAATCGTTCTTTTGGTCATTCCATTGAGCTGGAGTTCACAAACATCACTGATGCCAATGTGAAGCTCATCCTTGATCATTACTATGCGCAGGGTGGAAACTATACGCGCTTTGCATTGCCAAATGAAACTTTCTCTGGCATGAGTGATGGTCTTCGTGGCGTTGTGCAAGCCCCAACTAATATTCTTTGGGAATATGCTCAACCGCCGCAAGTAGAAAGCGTATTCAATGGAAGAAGCACTGTTACAGTTAGCCTAATCGGCGAACTTGATTACTGAAGAGCCTAATCATGCAAACTTCTGTTCATATTGGGCATTTTCTCTTCATTGAAACTGCCAATGGTCAAAGCCATTACTATCAGAACTATTTCTTCGGCAAGGATTCGGCTTCTGTTCCAATCCCCGGCAGCGCCTCTCCCGCATATCGCCATGCTCCGTTCAGGGTGGAAGGTGCTTTGTCCTCATTGAATGGAGAGAATAGTCTGTTGCGCGTTCTGTTTCCACACAGCGCCTTTACCATCGCTTTAGTTGAAAACGGAGAAGGCAATCGCCTTAGCAAGCTTTCGCTTAAAACAGTATGGATGGCCACCTCTGGGACGATCACTGATTACAGCGGCTACACCAAGACTGCCGAATACGAAGAATTCTACGTGGGAGTGGGAGCTTCTTTTGACGATACAACTGTTGAGCTTCGTTTTAGAAGTGCAATGGACAGTGTGGGTGCTTCTTTTCCGCGTCAAACATTCTCCTCTAAAAACGTTGGCTTCTTACCATTGAACGCTGAGATTTCCTTGCGTTAATGAACGATCTCATTGGCCTCGAATATCAATGGGGAGCGAATCCCGATAGAACGCCAGGGTATTGTGATTGCTTCCAATTATTTTGTGCTGTAAGGCGAAGGCTTGGCATGAAAGACTACGCTCAGCAATTTGCGTGGGTGTATGAACAATATGAGGAAGCTTCGTTTTCATGGCGTATCATGAAAACTTGGCTCAAGGAAAACTGCTTTCCCACCATTGAAACAGAGAATGGAGACGCGGGGATGTTTATCAAGCGACCAGCGTTGGCAACAGTGGCGAATGGGCGCATCTATTGTATTGCTCCTAGAGGCAGAAGCGTTAGCATGATTAGCAGCAAAGACGCCTTGTCGTCAATTAATTGGTTTAGGCCGCAATAGTTAATCATGCGCAAGCTTCTTCCTTACGAACAGCATCTGATCGAAGCTCTTGGTATTACAGAAGAAGAATATTGGCAGTTCTATCTTGCTCGTCTTAATTACAAAGACGAAAAACAAGGAACAGTTTTTGACGTGAGGGCAGAAGCGGGAACAATTGCCCTTGTTCTCACCATTGTTGGCACGCTCGCGCAAGTGGGAGCAGCACTGCTCGCCCCACGACCAGAACCTCCGTCGCAGACGATGGGCCGTCGGACGCGCAATACCTTCTTTGCTCCGCGCTACGGATTTAATTCCTTCCAAGAAGTGGCTCGCTATGGCGACCCAGTGAATCTCATCTATACGAACAACTCTGAGAACACTGCTGGTGGCGTGCGAGTAAACACTTCTTTGGTATGGTCTGCAGTGCATAGTCTCGGCTCTCGGCAGTTCATGCAGATGCTTGCCGTTGTTGGCGCTGGTCCCATTGAAGAGTTTGGCTATGGTCGCACAGCATTTGGCCAAACGCCATTAAGAGATATTCCGGCTCAACGTTTCTGGCTTTATGCTCAGCCAGAAGGTGGGCGACTAGCGTTTCTTCACAACCGATATCCAGAACCTTTAAACGCCGATGATCCGTCAAGAGAAGGCATTGCTCCTTCTGATGCCGTTTATAAAGTCAACACTTCAGGATTGAGTAGGCCCGAAGGCTTTAGCCAAGCATTTTCTCCTACCACTGCATCGTCTTTAGGGCTTTATGACGTAGTGCCAATTCGCGTGCAAGTAGAAGACCGCGATGATACAGGCAAAGAAGAGCGTGACCAATTAGGTGTCAATCTGACTGGCAGAGGTAACTACTGGCCTGATACATGGCCCGCTGTGGGGGCACGCCCTGCATTACCTGCAGATGCTACGCTCACGCTTATTTTTAGCGAAGACGATGGTAAAAGAACAGATGAGGACGTTGAAAGGGCAGCAGTAGATTTACGCAGCTCGTATATTGCTGTTTTTGACTCTTCAAGTTTGTACAAAATTGGTGCAGCTAAATTTAAAATGATTTCTAGCTCCATTCAAAGTGGAAGCGATGTTGAAGGGCAATTTACATTTCGTTGCGTAGAGGCGGGAGTCTTGTGTGAAGAAGACTATTCCACTTTGAACTATCAGCAAAATGGAGAAGAACTTAGAGCCAAAAAACGTCAAATTGAAGCCTTAATTGCCCAATTGAACATTGAATACGGCCAAGCTTTTGCTAATAAGGTCAAGGGCGCAACTGCAGCTCAAATTGACCAGTACAGAATTAGACTTGAACAGCTAGATGAAAATATTTTGAATGCTTCGGCCATACGCAAGGGAAATATGGCGGCTCAGGATTTTACAGACTTACTGGACGCCACTGGATCTTTCCCTGAAGCAAATAGACAAATTGAAGCCTGGGAAACTGACATTAGAGAGCGAAATAGAATTATTGATGCCAAAAGAGAAGAGCTTGATGACATTAACAGCTCGATCCAAGACGTTTTGGCAAAAAGACCATTTAACGATCCTGAGCGAAACGAAATTAAAAAACTTAGAGAAAAACGAGCTGATCTTAGGCAAGCCATTAAAGATCAAACAACCAAGAAAAAGGAAAGCCGCACAAATCTTAACAATATCGTTCGGAGGCTTATGCCACGGGCGATTGAAGAAGGTCTATTTGATGGCTCGCCTCGCACAGATTTAAAAGCAGAGTTGCGCAATATGCGCAACGAACGCCGTCAAATTAGGCGCACCATTGATGAGCTTGTAAGAGACCAGCGCGATACAGTCGCCGAAACAATAGCGCAGCAAGATTGGCGGCGGAGATATGATGCAGCCCAGAGAGAACTTAGGGAGACCAATGCCGCGCTCAATAATAAAGACAATTGGAATGACTATTTCAATACCAAATGCATTGCAAAGATTGACGAAATTAGCTACGAAACAACTACCAAATGTGATGTTATAAATTTTTGCTTCAAGAGCAAAATCTTTCAGCGTATTCAAGGGCGTCAAAGTAAATACGCAGAAACAGACATGCAGGGTCACAAAGATAGTGACAATGGCGTGCGTAATCGCACTTCGCTGTTTTGGATGCTTTATAAAAAACCAACAGATACTCGCTACACAAGAGCTAAATACGTTCTTGCCATTCGCAATGGCAAAGAAGTAGATATCTACACACATCTTCGCTTCATTGCAGCAAGCAAAGAAAAATGGCAATTTAAATTTGAGCCAATTCTCGATCTTCCTGCAGAATTGCGTACTCATAATGACGGCGCAAATATAGATATTTTGTATCTGCGAACTTTTGGCTACGGCCTAAATGATGAGCAGCAAACTCTTTCTCTTGATGGTGGCCACACTTTAGTATTTCGTGGCAAGCGCCGTCAAACAATTCGCCTTCGCCCTCGCCTGAATCGCACCCCTAAATTTGTGGACGAATGGGGGCTTTTCTCATTGCGTTCCGACACGCAGATTTCCTTATCTTTTGACAGTGGCCCAGAAAATACACTAGCCGCTGTCACTGAGCAACAGCTCCAATCCTTCTCTCCCAGTCTCTACCAAGACTTGGTGTTGCTTGGCCTTAATATCTACAGCGGACAGGGAGTGCAAGACTTGCGTTCTCTTAGTGCATGGGTGACAAAAGGGAAAAAAGTCAGAAAACTAAGCGATGGCGGCTCCTATGGTTCAAGCCTTTCCACTTCGACAAGCTTTGCGCCGGAGATCTTCTTGGATACGATTCTCGATGAAAAGAATGGTATTGGAGCTTATGCCAATCCCAATGGCATTGATACTGTTCGTCTTGGCGAAGCCCAAAAGTTTTGTCGGGCCAATGGCTATTACATGGACGGCGTGATTGCACAGCCACAGTCTTGGCGTGAATTTTGGAGCACAGTAGCTCCATTTTCACTGCTGGAATTCGCAAGGATTGGAGGCAAGGAAACTCTCGTTCCTGCAGTGCCTTATGACACCTTTGGGAGAGTTACTAGAAGCATCTCCATCTCTGCATTATTTAACCAAGGCAATATTCTTGAAGATAGTTACAAGGAAGAATTTATTGATTACGGGGACAATACGCAAGACCTTATCGCCACCATTGTCTATCGCAACACCGAAAA